CGAGAACTTTGTGTTCCCAGAAGAGGTATTACCAAGAGGTAACGCATTATAAATATTCTCGTTCGAGATAAATAGAGGGGATAAAACCCCTCTTTTTTTGTGTCTTATTATTATCCAGAAGGGTACTTTGGACCGATTTGCGACTCGGAAATAAACCCATCAACACCACCTGTTTATGTACCACCAGGTGAAGTAATCCCTGATGAAAGAAAGTTGTTCCTAGATGCAAAACCTGCACCGAATCCAGAAGATCCAACAGCAAGTCAATACTTAGATCAAGTCTTACCAGATACTACACAACTATGGAAGAAGATGTGTAGGTTTGATGAGGATGGTGCACCATTTGATTGTGAGTTAATATTTACAAAACCATTTCCAGATGAAGGTATACCATTCGTTGCACCTAACTTTGATAAGTTTAGTCCTAGAGTTGTAGTTCCACAAGTAACATCTGACTCCTGTATTGACTTTGATGCTGACATTAATATCAGACCTATTACAAGATTCAATCCTGATGGAACCTCAACAACATACACTAGAACACAAAGATCAACACCTGTAACTTTCCCTGTCTATGATGAAGATTTATGGAGCACAGAGGCAAACAAGTATGCAGTATGGGTCAACAATGGATCTTGTAACCTACCAGGTCAAACACAGATAGTCACATATAATATCCCAATCCCTGCCACTGACACATATACAATCACTGGTGGTGCTGATAATTCAATGAGTATATTTCTTGGTAGTTCTACAACAGCACTAACAAATTTTGATAACGCAGTTGGTGGTATATTTTTAAGTGGGAGTTATACTTCACCATACTCAACCACTCAAACATTGAACGCAGGTACGTTGCAGATGGTTGTTCAATGCACTAATGATACAGGTGGCACAGGTTATGGTGATAATCCAGGTGGATGGTATATAAAAATCTGTAGAGGTACTGGATGCTATGAGCAGACAACATCATCTTGGATGAGAGCAGGTCCTCATCAACTGTGGCCAGCATTCATGAACACTTATGCAGCATTCCCATCTAACACTGATCCTACATCAGGGTCAGCACAGACAACATCAATCTCTATTAATATAGAAACAGCAGGAAACTATGTACTAGAAGTTGCTGCAGATGACACAGCATCATTCACTTGGGATGGTGCAAGCATTGGTTCATCATCTAGCACTACTACATCTAGTATAAATATTAATACGGTAAGCACAGGTCCTCACACGTTAGGTATTAGTGTGACTAACAATACACCTGCATCGGGGACAGCAGATACTTGGGCAAATAATCCAGGTGGAGTAGCATATACATTGAGTCTAGGTGGTACAGTGGTATCTACATCACTAGACCTTGTAACAAATACTACAACATCAAGCAATCTAATATGGCATACTAGATTAGGAACAGGGTACGCATTAACAACAACATAATGGAACTACCAAAGATTAAAAACAAAGATCTACCTAAGGAACTTAAAGAGATTCTAGGTGATGCAGATGCTGAGTTTGAAGCAATCGTAGATCCTACAGATATTATTAATATCGAATTAAATCCTGATGAATACTATAAAGGTAGGACAGAGACTGCACAAATGCTTATAGAATCAAGACAAAAACTAGAACAGATCAGACATGACTTTAAACGACACCTTAAAACAGTGCAAGAAAATAATCAAAGCACGCAAGAAAAATAAAGCACTCTATACAAAGGCAGATATTGCCTATGTAAAAATGATTCGGGATCAAGAAAAGAAAACACTTGACATTAAGTAAGTATTAAGATATACTATATAATAATACAAAGGACTCGAAAGATCGTAACCCTGCGTAGATTCAAAGACACCCATGTCGGGGTAGTCTAACATCCGCAGGATTTTTTATTGTCTTGCGAGAAACTCAAAAACAAAAATGATTAAATCAACAATCGCTGCAGCAGCAGCATCTCCATTCCTATTCGCAGGTGCAGCATTTGCTGGTCCATACGTCAATTTGGAAGCAACAGGTTCATATCCAGACGGAGCATACACATCTGGTGGATTAGAAGCAGTAGTTGGATACGAAGGAGAAACACCTGGTGGAATTGGTTGGTACGTTTCTGGTGGTCCTACAGTGACTCACACAGAATCTACTGATGAGTTCGGTGATGTAGAATTAGTAGGATACCTTGGTGGTTCATACGATAAGTTCTACGGAGAAATCTCTGGTGTAACTGCAGAAGATGACATTGACTGGTCTGCTAAAGCAGGAGTTAAGTTCACTTTCTAAATAGTGTTGACACCTTTCGTGTCACTCTACAACGGAACAAAATTGAGACCTGCTTGACAGGTCTCTTTTTTTATGGTATGTTAGTCTCATACATAAATTAAAACTTATCGTATAGACATGGGACACCATAAATATGAAACTGTTCTTTACTCCAGAGATAATTGTCAATGGTGTGAGAGAGTAAAACAATTAATGGATAGTGTTAAGTTTCCATACATTGAGTATAAGTATGGTGTTGACTTTACACGCAAAGAGTTCTATGCTGAGTTCGGAGAGGGTGCAACCTTTCCTCAAGTGCAGATAGATAACAAACACATAGGTGGTTGTAAAGATACTTTGCACTATTTACAGGAACAAGGAATTATTTAATGGATGACATTGAAGAAATGGTCGAGAGAGCAGTTGATCTTGCTTTCGAGGATGACAAATTTTACTTTAAGTGTTATGATTACTTGAAGAACTCAAAAGCAACACGTGCATACACTAGGAAGTTCATCGACTCTCCTACTGCAGGTGGTCTTGCTTTAACAATTTCTGACCTTGATGCGTATATTCAAGGTGGTTCTGACCGAGATCATCAGTTGCTTCGTGAAGCATATGGACATCTTGGTAAACCCAGAGCACGAAAAATAAGAAAGTATCTCTATACTATCTTAGAAGGTGCGTGGTTATACGAAAAGGAAAGAAAACCTGGTCGTAAAAAACGGTCTAAATAAAACAGATACTCAAGGAGGAACTAATGGAATCTTTTATTTTAGAAATCACATTAGTTGTTCTGGTCACGATCGGAGCATTCCTATTGGGAATTACAATCTCATGGTTAGCAAAAGGATATGTAGAAGACTACATTGAAAATGCTGCTTACGCAAAATCTGTCACTCATCCAGAAATGCTTGATGAAAATGGACAGGTTGTACATGATGATTTAATTTACCTTCGTGATATGATCGTTGAAGACGATGATGAAGATGATGATTAACTATGCCAAAAACACTTGAAAACAGCAACTCAAGATTGCTTATTAGTGAGATCTTACGTAAGGTCTCTAATGCTAAAACTAAAAAGGAAAAGGTAGCACTTCTACAAAAGCACAACTCTGTAGCTTTAAGACAACTCATGATTATTAATTTTGATGAGTCTGTTGTATGCTTAATGCCAGAGGGAGAGGTGCCTTACACACCTAATGATGCACCTGTAGGAACTGATCACACTCGTCTAGAGTCTGAATACAGAGGTCTCTACAGATTTTTTAGAGGTGGTGATAATAAACTTCCTCGTGCTAAAAGAGAACAGATGTTTATTCAATTACTAGAAGGACTATCTTCTGAAGAAGCAGAACTTCTTTGTCTTGTAAAGGATGGTAATCTGAATGACAAGTATAAAAGAATTACTAAAGCAGTTGTCTCTGAAGCATTTCCTCAGATTGAATGGGGAGGTCGTTCGTGAAGATCTTAAAACAAGATTGTAGAAAGGACGAAGCAAACGACAAATCATTACCATACACATGCTATCTCGTTGTCTACAAAGTAGATGGTGTAGAGAAGTATGACTTGGCAATGGCATCTAAACAGGTAGATCTTTTTGATTACTACTATGATCTGTATAAAGAAAACTTTGTCAGTATGATGCAATCAGAAGGTAGAGTTGCACCTGGTATGTGGGTAGATCCTGCAGAAAAGAAAGCGAAGAAACCTAATAAGAAAAGATGACAGTATATAAGAAGTTTAAAAATCCATCTCAAATGACAGAAAAGGAACAACAAGAAGCAGGTGCTAAAGTAGTTGGTGCTGTAGTTACATTCTTCGTCAAACCTTTCGTTGTAAGATGGTTGTGGAACTGGATCATGCCAACTCTGTTTGGATTAACAGTGATCACATATTGGCAAGCACTTGCACTAGGTCTATTAGCATCATTATTATTTAAAAATCATGAAAGTAACTAAGGTATCTGTTACACCAGACGCTGAAAAGTTAATTGGTTATATTGCTAGAGTTAGCAACCCTAAGAATCAAGAGAACCCAGAGGTAGCAGGACTATTAAGGTACTGTATCAAACATGGTCATTGGTCTATCTTTGAGCAAGCAAGTATGACAGTAGAAATTGAAACTACTCGTGGTATTGCTGCACAAATACTCAGACATAGATCTTTTACATTCCAAGAGTTCTCTCAAAGATATGCTGATACTAATCTATTAGCAGAAGAGATACCGATGTTCGATCTCAGACATCAAGATACAAAGAATAGACAAAACAGTTTAGATGATGTACCATACAACAAGAAAAAAGACCTTGAGTACAAAATTGCGGAGCATTTCGTTGAAGCGATGGATCTATACAATGAACTCCTCGCTTCGGGGATTGCGAAGGAGTGTGCGAGATTTGTTCTCCCACTAGCAACACCTACAAGGATGTACATGACAGGAACTATTCGTTCTTGGATACACTACCTACAACTTAGAGGTGGTCATGGTACACAGAAAGAGCATATGGAAATTGCTCACGCTATCGAGGAGATCTTTATCAAAGAGTTCCCTACTATCTCAGACGCATTGGAGTTTTAAAATGCCTACTTACCCTGTAATAAATAAAAATACTCAAGAGAAAAAAGAACTCTCTATGAGTATGAAAGAATACGATCAATGGAGAAAAGACAACCCTGATTGGGATAAGGATTGGAACGCAGGAGTAGGTGGTACTGTTTATGGTACTCCTAAATCAGACGATGGTTTCAAAGAAGTCATGTCTAAAGTTCAAGAAAATCATCCTACTGCAAACCTTTCAAGGTTCACTTAATTATGCCAAGAGCAAGAAAAAAATCTAACGGAAACGGTCAGAACGGAACACCGATTCAACCTATGTCTAAGAAGATGATGAAGCGTAAAAAGCCTATCGACAAATCTTACATGACACCCATCGAACCTATCACTGATAATCAGAAGGTAGCGTTTGAGGCATATCAACGTGGACAAAATTTATTATTACATGGAGCAGCAGGAACAGGTAAGACATTTATTTCATTGTATCTCGCACTTCAAGAGGTACTTGACGAATCAACACAATATGATAAAATAGTAATCGTAAGGTCATTAGTTCCCACTAGAGAAATTGGTTTCCTACCTGGTGATCATGAGGACAAGTCCTATCTCTATCAGATACCATACAAAAATATGGTAAGGTATATGTTTAGTATGCCTGATGACAATTCTTTTGAAATGTTATATGACAACCTCAGATCGCAGGACACTATTGATTTCTGGTCTACGTCTTTTATTAGGGGTGTTACCCTTGATAATACTATTGTTATTGTAGATGAGTTCAGTAATTTAAACTTTCATGAACTCGACTCTATGATTACAAGGATAGGTGAAGATTCTAAGATTGTTTTCTGTGGAGACATAGCACAATCTGATCTAACAAAAGAGTATGAGAAGTCTGGCATCTCAGATTTCATTAGAATTATTAATGAGATGAAAGAGTTCACTGCTATCGAATTTGATATTGGTGACATTGTTCGTTCTGGACTTGTCAAATCTTATCTTATTGCTAAGTACAATCTAGGTTTTAGTTAATGGCTTTTACATTTGTTGATGTTGATCTCGAACCCTTAGAGGTCGAACCTGTGAATAAAGATGGTGTTAGGTTTTATAAACTACCTAAAACTGATAAATATTACCCAAGCGTAACCTCAATCACATCGTTTAAGAACGCTGCTTTCTTCAAAGATTGGAGAAAGAAAATTGGTGAAGACGAGGCAAATCGTATTACTGCTAGGGCAACACAGAGAGGAACTGCGTTTCATAGTATCGCAGAGGATTACATCAATGGTGAACTGGATCTAGAAAAGTACTTGGAAAATAATCCATTATCTGTTAGAATGTTCCAGTCCGCTAAAGATACTCTCAATCGAATAGACAATATACATTGTTTAGAATCATTTCTATACTCACACTACCTCGGTTTAGCAGGTCGTGTTGATTGTATTGCTGAGTTCGATGGTGAGTTGGCAGTAATTGATTTTAAAACGTCCACTAAAGAAAAGAAAGAGGACTACATTGAACATTACTTTGTTCAAGAAACTGCATACGCAGCAATGTTCCTCGAACGCACTGGAATTGAGGTCAAGAAAATTGTCACACTTATCGCAACAGAAGAGGGATCTATACAAGTATTTCAGAAGCACAATCTTGATGACTATTTACAACTACTTAAATCCTACATTGAGGAATTTGTTAGGAGAAAACAAAATGCCTAAGTCGGATGCTAAGAAAGGTCAAGACGATACCTTCCTGACACCAACTAAGTTCTCTCAAGAGATAGAACGTTTGGTCAAGGCAAGTAATGGATTGATTACTTACATTGAGGCTATTGTTACCTATTGCCAAGAGAATGAGGTTGAGTTAGAAACTGTACCTAAGTTAGTTTCTAAACCATTGAAAGAACGTTTGCGACATGAAGCACAACGTCTAAATTACATGAAAAAATCTTCTAAAGGAGTTCTACCACTGTGACAGGGTTTGAAGTGTATAAGATGTATCTAGCATTGAAACAACACTTCACTAAAGAAAAGTATGATTACCATAAGTATCGTGGTAAAGTCAGAGCAAGTGAAGATGCTTTTGAACAAAGACATGATCGTTATTTCTTCAAGAAATTAGCAACAAAGTATTCTGATCCAGAAATATTAGATTACTTCGTTGCTAATTTTGTCTCTGATCCAAAAGGTTATATCAAATCTTTTAGTGATGATGTGTATAAGACTTGGAAGATAAACCAAGAATCTTTTTCTTATAAATTTAAGGAAGATGTCTACTCATTATTAGATGAGTATGATTATCCTTATCAAGATTACTTTGATAGAGTGTTTTCTATCAAGCAAGGTAGTCATCCTAAACTATTAAAGTTTTATCTATCAGGAGAGATTTCATTAGAGACTCTCGTAGTATTTGAATCTTGTTTAGAATTTGTAAAAGATTTTGATAGAGTTTTAACTGATCCTATATGGAAAGAAGTTAGAATGAAGATTATCAAATACCAACCCTTCATAGCATTAGATTGTAATGTTTATAGGGGAGCAATATTAGACACAATAGCAGACAAAGTATGACAGATTTTTTTAACTCAGAACAAGTACAGGAAGATCTCCGAGACATATTCACAACGTATCAGAATCTTGCAGCAATGACTGCGAGGATACAGTTTGAACCTAAAGAAACTAGGGTGCAACACATAGATAAGTGTCAAGATTTAATTGATAAACAAAAGACATTCTTTACA